TTGGTTATATGTTAACCAAAGAGGATTAAAAGTATTTCTGAATAGTGAATAGATCTCAAGCAATAACGGATTTGATCCTGTGTACTCATGATGAGTAATTGGATTCCTATGTTCTCCATTATGACCGCGCCACTCTTTACGCCATTGTGGCGTCCCTGACTCCATCATTTCAATGAGGTCATTGCAGAGTACTTGTTCAGCTGAAAGCTTTGATTTCTTGAATGTTTTAGTTGTCATTAGTGGCTCTAATGTAAGACAATAAAGGCCCGAAGGCCATGCAAGGCAAGGGATTTGCACCCCTGCATGCTGCTTGTCAGCTCTTGCTTTAACTGTGAACGTGCCCATCAGTTTCAATGCCTAAAGTTATACATCTTTGATATGTACCACCCGGTACTTTTATTTCAGGTGATCCCACTTCAACCATGTAGCAACCGTTTCCACCTAGTAAGGCGTAAGGCTTGCCAACGTATAACCATTTAGCCTTGAGTTTTGATAGTGCGGTTAATTGTTCTTTGTTCATGGTGGCTCTATGTAGTTAAAATTCAGGGATAACCCCTGATACTGACCAATGGAGTTGAACCATTGTTAAAACCCAGCCAGTAACCTATTCAGTAATGAACAGGTATAAAACCAGTCAAGAAAATAATTTATGCAGTTGTCTAGGTGCTCAGTGCAATAATTGCGCCGATGGATATATTATTAACTCATAAAGCACAAGATGCAACAAGTCAGTTCATACCAAACAGTCAGAAAATAGAGTGATGTTGTTATGATCCATTGGTGTCACTGTGTTTGTACTGTCGATAAGTGTTTATACTTATTTATTGTGTGATCGTTGTAATCGTAGTGATATCAATTGATCTCAGCTTTGTAAAGAAATACAACCGGACAGATCGCAACACATCAACACCAACAGTACAAATGTATTAGTTCCAGCCAGAAAAATAATAAAATATAAGTATAAATACTCAATATAACTAGTTTAATAGACTAGCTACCAGTACATTAGTACTCTTTTGACTCTTTTTTTAGTATAAATGTACTATTTTTGAGGGGTCTTGGGGGTCGTTGGCGTCTTGAACGCTCGTATATAGGGGAGAGAAATTTTTACCAAAATTTAAGCAGTTTAAATTGTCTAACCTAACTACTTACACCTCCACTACAACTGAAAGACCAACAAAACATCCATTAATAAGGTTAATACTGTTAATACATATAATACGGTTAATAGAGTATCCATATACAGCGGTAAACGTAGTTGTGGGAATGTATTTAAAGATATTCATTAACTGAATATAAGTAAGAGAGAGGATTGTGTCTTAGGACAAAGTCCGACTTTTCAGTTACTTCCCCTCTACTACTCCAGAAAGGGGGTCCACCCTTCCCCCCTTCTGTATAGGTAAGGGTTCAAGCTAAACCCAAGTGTGGACTGAAGAATTATTGTTGTCTAAACGGTTAGCTTGGTCGCGTTGTTCTTTGTTCATACCGAGAACTAGGTGATTAGCGGAAGAAGTAGGATTATCAATGAAATCTTGGAATAAAGAGTTCCATTCTTCAGCTTTTCTGGTCTTAATAGCTTCATGAGCAGAGATAGCTAAAGCGTCGGTAAAGTATTTAACGCCTTGAGCTAGGCAATCGAGTCTATCGTCGTTACGGATTGCGCCTTTTTCGCGGCACATTCTTGAAAGTTGAAAAAATAACATGTATTGGAGTCTTATTTCTGGAGCTTCATCTTTATTGGATGCATAATCCCATTCAATTACTTTTCTATCAACTATTAGGCGGTGTTGGTTCATGACAGGTTCTAGAGCATCAATGATACGTTCTTCTTTTCTTACGTTTGCTCTAGTTTCTTCTATGTCTATGAGTTGACCCGTCATCTGTAGGTGTTTACGGAATAGTTCACAGACGATACCGTCACCGAAGTTAGATTCGATTAAGAGTTTAGTTACACCATACTTTCTACACCCTCTAAGTATGTCTAGAAGTGTTTTGTCTGAGTAACCATCACGGTAAGCACGAACTTCGTGTAAGTAGAGGTAACCATTCTTTTGTGATAAGTAAGAAACTGCTGTTTCATCGGCTCCTCTTCCCGAGGGGTCAAGAGAAGCGATTGTCTCAGTGTAAGGAGTCCATTCACCTTGTATTTGCATAGGCTGGTAGAAGTAGTCTCCGGGCAGTCCTACGGTAGGTAAATCTTTAATGACGTTAGAGGGATCAGAACACCAAACTATTTGATCTGGAGCTTCTTTAGGGTTAACTGAGGTAATAATAAGATCAGCATTTTTAAGTGGGAACTTCTCAGCGTCAGACAGGGATGTATCCAGTTGGAACTGGAGCATATAGTTAGAGCGACCCATAGAAGACTCACGTTCAAGTAGGTCTTCATCAGAGAATCTATCTGGGTCAGTACACGTCCATTCCTCTACACCATTATCTAGGTCTTCTTGTATCTGTGGTGCTAGTAATCCTTCGTATTGACTAAGTTTGTTTTTTCTTGGGTATCTTGAGGGCCAAACGAACGGACGGTAGTTACGCTCTGCCAGCTTACGATAAACAGTAAAGACGTTTTGAGGAGTCCCGAGCATACAAATCCTAGAAGTAGTTTTTGGCGTAAGGATAGATTCAACTTCGGTACATAGTTGGAGAAGTTTTTCACGCATCAACTCCGTCATAGAGTTGCCGGGAACTTCTACGTCGTCTAGTACAATTATGTCTGCACGACTTCCTGTTAACTGAGATGTTATACCAAGGGATTTGACTGATGGAGCTTGGTGAGGTGAACACTCCACATCGAACGATACTCTTGACCATCTACTGTCCTCGTTTTTGGGTCTTAAATGTTGTAACCACGGTGTTTCAATAATTAACTTCTGTAAGAAAATAGACATATTATCTGCACGTTCTTTAGACGCAGAGATAATCATAATTTTCTGTTCTTTATCTTTAAAAAGGTTCCATAAAATGAACGCTCCAGTAATCCACGATTTACCGACTCCTCGGAAAGCTTGGATCTGTAGACGTTTAGGACCATGCTGAAGATATTCAGCTATAGAGAATTGTGCTCTAGTTGGAGGAGGTAGATCAAGCTGTTGCCATAAAGCGGCTAGAAACAGCTTGAAATCGTCCTGTAGAGCCTTTACTGTACTGCTCATATGTGTTTGTATATCGACTACTTTTTAGGAGGGTCGTAGGCTATTTTCTCTTGTACTTTTTCTCCCACTCTTTTAGCTTTCCTTCCTTACGAGCCTTCTTCCATTCAGAGTGTTTAATCTTTAATTTATTAACAGCTTCTTTACCGAATCTTTCTTCGTTCTTTTCTCTCATTCGGTCTCTAGCTGTATATTTCTTTTTCTTTTTAATCTTTAAAGGCTCTGCTTTATCTTCATTTTTTGTTTTGCTTGTCTTATTAGCTTGTTCTGTAGTCTTTTTCTTATTATCTACACCCCAAGTAGGACTAGGCTTCTTAGGTGAATCTTTTATTTGAAGTTTTGTCTTTTGAGTGGGGAGCTTAACTTTAGAGAAATCAGTTTTACCAAGAGATTCTAATGATGCTTCTTTACTTTCTTCTTTGACATCTTGAGTACTTTTTTTTCTTTGAGTTCTAATAGCTTTTTGCGTCTGTGACTCTTTTATCTCATCATCGTAGTTAGAAGAGTAATCTTTTCTTTTTTCAATACCTAGTCTAAAGTCTCCCTTTAAAATTCTTTCTTCGTTTGATTGTTCGCTAAATGATCTAGGGTACTTTTTACCTGTAGCCTTTTCCCATTTCTTTACTCTAGCGCGAAAGCTTTTTGCACTTTCATTAGGTCTTAACTTTGGAGGTTTCATAATTAATTAATATGCGCCAATATGGTTTGCTCTCTTAATGGTTGTTGTCCAAATGTTTGACGCATCCATTTGAGCCAGTTTGTACTTCCTTTTCCCTGATTGCACTGTTTACAGGCTGGTACGAGATTACTCGTAATACTCTCGCCGCCGAAAGTCCTCGGCTTAACGTGATCGAGTGTAAGTTGTTGTAAGTCATAATTATTTCCGCAATACACACATTGACAATTGAATTTCTCCTTAATGGCTTTGCGCCACAAACGTTTAGCGTCAGGACTTGTCATCGTGATTAAGTTGTATAGGTAGTGTTCAGGGTTTGGTAGTAATGGGGTCATTTACGAATTTTGAGTCTGCTTTTACGGTTAACAGAAGGCTTTTGTAACCTCCCTTTGGTAGTACTTCCTTTGTAGTGAGCAGCATCTTTGCCATCACCATTGCCGTATGTTCCAAGATCTCTATTTAGCCGATTGGCATTAACTCGTATAGCTAGTCCTCTTTTTGTCTTGTTGTATTTAGCCTGTTGTTTAAGCCTCTTTTTTCTAGCTTGAGGGTTGCTTCTGTAATACTCAGCCGTACTTGCCATGTAATCTACTCTTGATAAGTTCAGGGTCAATTTTTGGCATGACAGCAGATAATTTATCTAAGGCATTACCGTTAAATGCCACGCCGCTAATATCATTAGTTTTCAACCATTCACAGGCTGCTTTTAAATCTTGAGTTGAAGCGTCGCCACTTTTGACCCTCTTTAGGAATTCTTTTGTGACGAGGTTATGTAATTCATTAAATTGGTCTTCAGTGGCTTTCTTCATTATGCTTTTTTAATTTTTAAAGATTTTTTGGACTTCTTTTTTGAGGCTTTAATTTGTACTCGATACCTATAACCACCATATTCATTGTCTAGAGCATCTTTTTTTCTCTCGGCTCCAGCTTTAGTGCCATAAGTACCCATCAATTTACCGTCTCTGTCCAAGACCTGATAGGACATTATTTTTTAATAAATAGTTGCTGTTCTATAAACTCAACAGCTTTATCATCAACTGTGTTATCTGTAGTTGATACCAGTTTTTTTAGAATATCTATAATCAGTTTTTTAACTGAATCTGAAGTAGCAAATTTTAAGAGAATTGGTTTAAGTAATAAAATCATTCTTTGGTAGATTTAGTTTTTTTTGCTTTAGCTTTTTTAGCCGCTTCTTGTTGCTTTTTAATTACTTCGCTAATTGTGCTCATTTTTATTAGGTGTATTTGGACATTCGTACTCCTGTTCATTCCAAGGGAATTTCTTATCTTTAGGAGTACATGTTTTTTCTAGATACTGTTTAACAGCAGCCTGTTTATTCTTTTTGTATTCGACAATAGGTACTACGTCACTACACATGTCATAGACACGCGAGTTTTCAGCCAGCATGAAACCTTTACGCTGGAGATCGCTACATTTCAGAGCACGAACTAATTCGTAGTCCAGACGCATCTTCTCCTCCTGACGGGCTGCAATACGTCTACATTGTCTTAGTCCCGCACGGTCAAGGGGAACCATAAAGTTAATCTGGCCTCCCCAGTTTTCAGCTAGTGTGTAGCTTCTTTGGCTCATCTCATCATCAAAGGGAACCGTATGATTTCCCATATAGAAGGGACTGAACGTCATGGTAGGACCGTTGCAGCTAATGGAACCCCCGTAATGTTGTCTACTAGGAGCACCATTATTCTGGAATTGAATTGCACTATTGGTCACATTTCCCGTCGCCGCTGCAACAGGTGATGAGGTGTTATTTACTTCTGGTGCTTCGTTAGCTCTAGCTGGTGCTATTGAGAGAAGACTGATAAGGAGACAGTAGTAGACTCCTGCTCGATAGTTCGGTCTATCTCGGTTTTCTCGATTATCTGACTCGCTGCTCTTGTTACTACTTCTAGTGAGAAGTCCGAGCCAGCGGTTGTCATGTTGAAGATTGAGTCGCTGTCTACTATTCCTCCTGAACTTGCCGAGGAATGAGTTATATTGTCTCCTGACCATTTCTGTAACGCTGCCCCGTAGGTCGTTGTTACTATCTCCTCGTCTATATCTATTGTTGTGGTGGTGGTACTGTTCATCGAACCCTGAGTAAAGTTGGGTTGAATCATTTCTGCTCTTGCTACCGTGGGTGATGCCAGTACGAGCATTAAAATCCATTTTTTCATGCTTAAGATTTTTTCATCATTGGACAATTAACAGGTGTGTTCTTGCCATTTCCTTTGTTATTGTTTGTCTGTAAACCAAACGAATAAAGTGCAGACCCAAAGATACTGGCTACGAACGTGATATCTGTGTTTTGGGTCTTTTTGATCATTGGTATCTCAACGTAATTAAGAGTTATGATCAGATAAAGCCCGACCAGACCACCACTCCAAGACGAACAAAAGTACCAAGTATAGCTACCTGAGCTTCATGGTCTTCCGCTGCATCTTTTAGTTTGTTGAACAGGTTTGGTTTCGGGCTTCTCTTTTCTTCTTCTGTTTTTCCTTCCATTTATCTACTTTTTTCTGTAGGAATTTTTGTATTTGCTTTTTAAGTTTGTCAAATAAAGGAGTAGCTAAGGTAGTAGTGGCAACAGCCGCAACAGCCGCATAAGTCGCCGTGGCTACAACCTCCGCACTCGGTAAGGGTAGATCTATTTTTATTACAGGTAAGGTATAACTCGGTTGTTCTGTTCTAGCTGTTTCTTCATCCTCTGTTGGAGCTGGTATTTCTTCCATCTCTACTCCTTTCGGAGCTTGTAAAGTATTGGGAGGGATGACAATTGGTGGAAATCTTGGCATCTCTGCTGTTGGTTGCTTTAGAGGGATGCTAGGCATATCTAAAGCGTTAGTCAGTTTTATGGATGGGAGTTTCACTATTACGCCTGAGGTCGTATCAATAATTTAGTAGAACCTATAGCATAACCAGCGCGTGCATCAAAACCAGCAAAACCATTACTTGTTCCTATAGTTCCATCTTGTTGTAACCAGTATTTAGTTCCAGGAGTTAAACCTGATAATGTTTCTGCAACATTTCCAATCGTTTTAATTGTAGCCGTTTGACCGTTTGTATATGCTTGATCGGCAAAACCCATGTAATGATGGGGGTCAGTTAGGTTTGAAACTTGCTGGGTTGTTCTAATAACAAAAGGATGTAGATCATCTCCAGCTTGTCTAGTTGGCATCCAGTAAAGACCACCTCTAAATTGACAA